TATATATTGTGTTATTCTGTATTAATACTCCTAAACCTATGATCTATAAGACCTAACAGAAAAACACAATTCGAAAATAATCTGTATTTTCTGTTTCAACTCTTTTGCGGCGGAATCACACCCACCCGAAGTGCCGCGCGTGTTAGGATCGCGAGCAAAGAGCCTGGCGCTTCGTACCAAGTCCTTCTGACGGTGGGCGAGGGTCGTGGCGCTAGGTTCTTCCAACGCGGACGTAGCTCAACTGGACAGAGCACGTGACTTCTAATCTCGATGTTGTGAGTTCGAGTCTCACCGTTCGTTCCAACAAGGAGGCGTGGCAGAGTGGTTGATTGCAACAGTCTTGAAAACTGTCGACGCTTCGCGGCGCCCGTGAGTTCGAATCTCACCGCCTCCTCCAACGCTGGCATAGCTCAGTTGGTAGAGCAGTTGCCTTGTAAGCATCAGGTCGTGGGTTCGATCCCTGCTGCCAGCACCATCACCTAACACGGAGACACACCATGAGCTGTTCAGTCGAGTCAGAGATCCAAGCGCTTGGCCGCAACGCGCCTCGCATCACGCCGATGGACATCGAGAAGAACATCGTACAAGAGTGGTACTTCACGGCTGAGGAAGGCGTAGCGGGTTCCGCTGGCGGACCTGCCCAGCTCTCGGCACTGATCCGCGATGGTCACGTTGGTGAACCATCTTCACACCTCAGCCGCGTCACCTTCTGTGTGCTGGTCCTCACCAACGGGTTCGTAGTGACTGGATCTTCGGCCGCTGTCTCGCTCGAAGGCTTTGACAAGGACATCGGCAGACAGGTAGCACGTAACAACGCGATCGATCAGGTCTGGCCGCTCATGGGCTACGCGCTACGAGAACAGCTCCACAACCAAGACTAACATGACACGCAAGACGCCCACCAAGGAACAGACAGCCAAGAAGTCCTCATCCGACTTCAGGCCAGCACTCACCCAGGCCGCTGAGGTCGAAGAGGCTGCGCTCTCTGTTACCAAGGACGTCTACGACGAGACCTTCCTCCAGTTCGTTGAGTCACAAGCAGGCCTTGGTCTCGACCCGCTGTCTGATGAAGCCGTCCAACTTCAGGCTCAGTACGCGGTGCTTGGCACTCACCCGTTCGATGTGCTCAAGCGGATCGTGGCAAACCCGTTCTGCTCGCCACGTGACAGGATCTCGGCCTCCAAGCTCTTGCTTGAGTACTCGGCACGCAAGGTACCTGCTCAGCTTGAGGTCACAGGTAAGAATGGATCTCCACTCAAGCTCGACGCCTCTCAGCTCTCACGGCTGAGCGACAAGGACCTTGATACCTTGGAGCGTCTGCTACAGAAGGCACAGGTCGCAGAGTGAACGCGCCCGTCTCACCCACCTTCCTGCTCGATGCGATCAAGAGCGAGCGCGAGAAGCGGAGAGCTGAGGAATCCTTCGCTGAGTTCGCCAAGCAAGCATGGCACATCCTCGAACCTGCTACTGAGCTGAAGTGGGGATGGGGACTCGACGCTATCTGTGAACACCTTGAGGCTGTGCACGATGGTGAGATCACACGGCTCCTCATGAACGTGCCGCCAGGCTCGATGAAGTCTCTGCTCACCAACGTCCTCTTCCCAGCATGGGAGTGGGGACCGGCGAACGCACCACACCTCCGCTTCCTTGCCACTGCGCACAAGGAACCACTCGCTGTGCGCGACAACCTCAAGTGCCGTCGCCTCATCCAGTCTGACTGGTACCAAGATCGATGGCCTGTGAAGTTGGTCGGAGATCAGAACGCGAAGTCTAAGTTCGAGAACGACAAGACGGGGTTCCGCGAGGCAATGCCATTCAAGTCGATGACAGGATCTCGCGGTGATCGCGTCACGCTCGATGACCCGCTCTCAGTGGACGGAGCGCGAAGTGATGCGGACATCGAGGCTTGTGCCAACACGTTCCGCGAAGCGCTGCCCACTCGCGTGAACAACGACAAGTCAGCCATCATCGTGATCATGCAGCGGCTCCACGAGCGTGACACGTCGGGCATCATCCTCGCTGAGAAGCTGCCATACGTCCACCTCTGTCTGCCCATGCGCTTCGAGCCTGAGCGTCGTTGCATGACGTCGATCGGGTTCGTGGACCCACGCAAGAAGGCGGGTGAGCTCTTCTTCCCTGAGCGGTTCCCTGAGGAGTCAGTGGCCGAGCTCGAGAAGATCCTTGGTAAGTACGCGACAGCTGGTCAGCTGCAGCAACGTCCTGATCCAGCTGAAGGCGGGATCTTGGACCCTGAGCTCTTCTCGCTGTGGCCTGCGAAGCGAGGTCTTCCCACCTTCGACTACGTGGTGCAGAGCTATGACACCGCGTTTGAGCCGAAGGAGCAGGCAGATCCATCCGCGTTCATGGCATGGGGTGTGTTCACCCATAAGGGGAAGCGTGGTGCCATGCTCTTGGATGTTTGGGCCGAGCACTTGGCTTACCCGGATCTACGCAAGAAGGTCTTGAAGGAGTGGCACACACGCTATGGCGTCGAGGACAACCGCACAGGTCGCAAGACAGACGTGGTGCTGGTTGAGAAGAAGGCATCAGGCCAGTCACTGCTGCAGGATCTCAAGGCTGGTAACGTGCCGACAGCTCAGTTCCCATTCAAGGGGATGGGTAACATCAGCAAGTCAGCACGCGCCCACCTTACCGCTCCGATCTTAGAGCTTGGCTGCTTGTACCTGCTTGAGTCCAGCAAGGAAGAAGGTGAGCCAGTCTTCTGGGCTCGCGACTTCCTTCGTCAGCTCCGCATGTTCCCGAACGGTGAGCACGACGACATGGTTGACACATTTACGCAGGCCATGATATATTTACGCGACAACAACTGGTTCGAGCTGGACGCGGCAGACATAGACGAGGTCGAAGACCACGACTACACCGCGGACAAGAAGAAACAGAACCCATACCTGAGGTGACAGCATGGGAGCACTTGACCAACTCATCAGACGTATCCAACCCTCTAAGCTCTCACGTGCTCAGAAGGATGACTGGCGCTCGCTCACCAAGAAGGTGTACGTGCCTGAGATGCGAAGAGCTGAGGACCGCATGGCTCAGTTCCTTCGTGCGGCTGAGACTGCACCTGATGAGGGGACACGTGAGGCTCTGCTCCGTGCTGCTGACCGCGAGAAGTACAAGTCAGCCCGCTTCGCCATGATGGACTCCGCCGCTGCTACGATCAGCTCGGCCATACCACGTGTGGACGACGGGCTTGAGACCATGTTCCTCACCGGTGGCGAAAAGGAGCTGCCGGTCGGCATCGCCAACTTCTACAAGCCGGGTCGCTACATGGCTGATGACCCAGAGCTGAACTCAGCGGGCTACCTCGAACAGCTGGCAGCAACGGGCGAAGTGCCTGGCACTGGGCGCTCACTCCTCTACTCGATGGGCCAGGACATGCAGGAGGATCCCATCATGTGGTTGTCGCTCCCATATGCGGACACGATGGACTTCTACAAGTCGCGTGGTGCTGAGCTCTACTCGCCGAAGGCAGGCTCACAGCTGACCGACCGCAACTACCCGGTGTTCCGCGTTGAGCGTGGTGACCTGATCAAGAAGAAGCGCGGAGGTCTAGTGCAGTACTGCGACAGGTGCAACCATGGCTGATCGCTGGAAGAACCGCAGGTGGATGGCGTGGCTCGCTCTGCTCGGAGGCCTCGGCTTTCCGATCTTGGTCGTGCTGGCGAAGATGGAGCAGCTGTCGGCGATCGCGCCGCACTTCTACCTGTTCGTTGGCGCCGTGGTCGGCTGCTATGTGGGCTTCGCCACGATGGACGACAAGTGGACAGCACAAGAGGGTGGTAAGTGATGGGCGACGTGCTGAGCTTTGCGAGGCCGGTTGAAGAGGTCATCCACCGGTCGGGCGCAGCTCACTGCCTCCACTGTCGGCACGAGTGGGTTGCGGTAGCACCTGTTGGTATCGTGTACGTCGAGTGTCCTGAGTGTCACTGTGACAAGGGCGTGTTCACAGGTGTGACGCTCCCACCTGTTGGCACTGAGCACTTCGTGTGCGGGTGTGGGAACGGTCTCTTTTCAGTGACACGGGACTACGTGCTGTGCGCTAACTGCGGTAGTTGGAAGTATTTTTCGGAGCTGTAGAGAACATGAACATCAACCAGCTACGCGACAAGATCGCAGAGATCGAGAAGATCGGACAGGACATGCACCGACGTCTCGAGGAGAAGGTGCGTCAGCTGCCTGGCAACGTGGACAAGGTGCGGCTGGGTGAGTACATCGACTCGGCCAAGCGGGACATTGACACGCGAGTGCTTGGCGCTAAGCGCGACATGTCACGTGAGCTGCTGAGCCGCAAGACCGCAGATCAGGCAACGGACAAGGACTACCTGCGTGGTGTGCCTGTCTCGACCCGTGCGCTGCTTGAACAGACGCTGCGCCAAGAGGGTCCGCGAGATCAGCTCCGTGAGTCGCCATCGGTGCCACGCCGCATGCTCTCGTCCTTCGCGGATGGGTACGAGTCGCTGGGTGGTTGGCTGAAGGACTATGACACATCGTCTGAGTCAGCACCTGAAGGCATCGCACGCTTCGCGGGTGAGCTGGCGTCTGATCCGCTGAACCTGATCGGTGCCGGCGCCATGAAGGTCGCCCGTAAGGCTGCGCCCTACGCGCTTGGTGCTGCGGGCACAGGCTACGCACAGGACACTGAGGCAGGCGTGCTGCCCAGGTTCCTCCGACCCGCTGCGCGCTCAGCGCTGGGTGAGCTGGGTGAGAGCACGGTCGCTCCACGCGGTGCGCTCTCGGTGGTGAAGCCAAAGGGTGGGAACTGGCTGAGCGGATCGGTGGAGGATGCGTTGAAGCCGTTGCGACAGTATGAAGATCCAGCTGTGAGAGCAGCGGCTATAAATACACCACATCTTGCTTCACGCGTAGCCGTTAATGATTGGGTCCAAGGCCCACTCACCAAGTACGTGAAGAACCAGATGGCCACGCCCGAGGACCCGGTGCGTGCTCTTGCAGAGCAGGGGATCTTGCACATGCCGCCTATTGAGGGATTGGACTGGGTTCCGAATGAGGTAGTAGATCGCCGCAGATGGACTAAATTCCCAGAGGAGGGGATGGCTCAGAGCGATTTGGCCAAGCAGTGGGAGATTGCTTCTGACTACTCTGTTACTCCATACGCGGCAGGTGAGATAGCACAAAGCTCTATGGTACTTGATAATCCGTGGTCTACTAACTTGCCTCGTGCAGAGAAGGTATATCAGGCCTCTAAAGATCTAGGAACATACAGTGAACTAGGTCTGCCACACCTCACCGACGAGCTGAGAAACGCGACCCGAGCCGACAGCGATCTCCCCCGTCAGCTGCGTATCGAGCCCGAGAAGCTGAGCAAGATGAGCATGGACGCAGCCGTGCGCCACGTGGCGAAGATCAACGAGTGGAGAGCTAAGAACGCGGCTGAGGCCAACGCCGCGCTCGCCAACAACGCCGCCACTGCGCTGCACAAGGAGTACCCAGATCAGGGCTTTAGGTGGGTTGAGCTGCGTGCACCTGAAAAGACGGGCCGTAATATAAAGGTCCTTGCTGAGAGTGAAGACATGGCTGATGAGCTCAGTCCTGCTGCACACGATGCCGCACGTGAGTATGGTCTTGAAGAGGGTACTGATGAGTTTGACGACTTTGTTGTCGACTGGTTAAATGAGAATGGCCACTATGCTACGACTGAGTTTGATATGGATGAGTCACATAAAGCTTTGCGCGACGCACTCAAGTACGAAGGCGACACGATGGGCCACTGTGTCGGTGGGTATTGTGACGACGTGCTGAGTGGTATGACCAAGATCTACTCACTCCGCGACGCGAAGGGTCAGCCGCACGTGACGGTGGAGGTGGCTCCACCCACAGATAATAAATACACTACAAGCTTGAAGTCTGAGTTTGGAGATGCCTGGGAAGATTACTACGACCCCACCATCGACGCTGGGTACGAACCGAGCGGTGCGCGCATCGTCCAGATCAAAGGCAAGGGCAACAAGAAGCCGAAGGATGAGTACCTACCCTTCGTTCAGGACTTCGTGCGCTCGGGCCAGTGGTCTGACGTCGGAGACCTAAGCAACACGGGGTTGCGTAAAATGGAATGGGGCCCAGACATTATTAAGGGTTTCAAAGAACATAATATCTCTCACCCCGAAGGTTACGGGACTTCAGAGGAGGTGAACGAGGCCATCAACGCTCTGAACAAGGCACGGGGGTTCGCAAAGGGCGGAAGCGTTGTCGTTCAGCCGTGGCAAGAGACAGCGACTGTCGGTACACGCGGGTATAAAGTGAATACTATTTCGGACCTACAGGGTATAATCAACGCACTGACAGGAGGCACCAGAGATGCCGCTCAAGAAGTCACCCTCTAAGAAAGCTGTCTCGGAGAACATCAAGACCGAGATGAAAGCAGGTAAGCCTCAGAAGCAGGCAATCGCCATTGCGCTGAACGTTCAGCGAAGAGCAAAGAAGAAATGATGTCCGTACAAAAGGTGCAACGCTAATGGACGAACCAACAGTAGACAGCCGCCAACTCTTCGAAGAGGACGCCGATCTTCAACTGACCGAGCAGGATGATGGTTCGGTAATCGTCAATGACCTTGAGGCTGTTGATAAGTCAGAAATTGGCCAGGACTTCTTCGAGAACCTGGCGGTTTCTGTTGACAGCTTCGGTCTCAACGACCTCGCCTCAAACCTGCTAGACCTCATCGAGCGCGATGCTGAGGCCCGCAAGAAGCGGGATGAACAGTACGCCGAAGGCATCAAGCGCACAGGGCTCGGTGACGAAGCGCCTGGTGGTGCGGACTTCGAGGGTGCGTCCAAGGCCGTCCACCCTGTCCTCGCCGAGGGCTGTGTCGACTTCGCGGCCCGTACGACCAAGGAGCTGTTCCCGCCCAATGGCCCTGTCAAGATGAAGATCATCGGCAAGGCGGACGAGGAAAAGCTGGAGAAGGCTCGCCGCAAGCGCGACTTCCTCAACTGGACGCTGACGACCAAGATCGCCGAGTACCGCGACGAGGAAGAGATCCTGCTCACACAGTTGCCACTCGGCGGCTCTCAGTACGAGAAGTTCTGGTTCGATCCTGCGCTCCGCCGTATCTGCATGGAGTTCGTGCCGATCGATAAGGTGCTGCTGCCATTCTCGGCCACGTCCTTCTACACCTCACAGCGCATCACACACGTCCAAGAGATCACCCAGGTGACGTTCGAGGACCGCGAGCGATCAGGGCTATATCGTAAGGTACCGATCACGAAGGAGGCGTCTCCTCAAGAGACACCGGCCAAGAAGGCGACTGATGCCGTCGAGGGCGTCGAGGAAGACGCGTACAACTCGGACGGGCTGCGCACGGTCTACGAGGTTGACTGCCGCATCTCGGTGAAGGACGACCCGCTCTCCAAGGGCGAGGACGGCTGGTACATCGTGCACGTCGACAAGGCGACGCGTGCTGTGCTGGGCCTGTACCGTAACTGGGAACCTGAGAAGAGCCTGCTCGACCGCATCGAGTGGTGGGTTGAGAAGAAGTTCATCCCGTGGCGTGGTGTGTACGGTATTGGACTACCACACCTGATCGGTTCGCTGAGTGGTGCGCTGACAGGTGCGCTCCGAGCTCTGCTTGACTCTGCACACATCAACAACGCGCCGGGTGCACTGAAGCTGAAGGGTGGTCGTGCCTCAGGTCAGAATACCGAGGTTGCGATCACAGAGGTCCGTGAGATCGACGCGCCGAGCGGCGTAGATGACATCCGCAAGGTCATCATGCCGATGCCGTTTAACCCGCCGTCGCCTGTGCTCTTCCAGCTCCTTGAGTGGATCACGAACCAGGCCAAGGGCGTGGTGGCGACGGCCGAAGAGCGGATCTCTGAGGCCTCAAACAACATGCCGGTTGGTACGGCGATGGCGCTGATCGAACAAGGCTCGCAAGTCTTCAGCTCGATCCACGCCCGCCTGCATGAGTCACAGCGCCGTGCCCTGAAGATCATCTGCCGCCTAATCGTTCAGTACCCAGACGAGCACATGCAGGACCTGCAGCGCTTTGGGCTGACGCCGCAGGACTTCATGGAGAACGACGACATCGAGCCCGTCAGCGACCCGCGGATCTTCAGCGAGGCCCAGCGGTTTGCACAGCTCCAAGAGACCTACAAGGTCGCACAGTCATTCCCACAGCTGCCGTGGAACTTCCACCAGCTGGCCAAGCGCTCGCTTGAGGCTCTGCGTGTAGACGGTATAGAGACGCTCCTACCCGATCCACCAAAGCCGGTGACCTCAGACCCAACGACTGAGAACTCGGCGGCGATGAGCGGACAGATGATAGCCGCGATCCTTGAGCAGGACCACCAGGCGCACATCACGTCACACCTGGCCTTTATCTTGTCACCTATCGGTAAGCTGGCACCGGTTGGTGCTGGACAGGCCTTGGGTGTGATCATGAACCACATCCAGCAGCACATCGTGCTCTTGTATCAGCAGCTGACCGAACAGATGCAGGTCATGGTGATGAATGAGGCCATGATGATGGGAATACAGCCCTCACCTGATCAGCTCATGGCTGAGGCCGGCAATCGGGCACTGCAACAACTCGACCAGTTCCTCAGCCAGCTTGAGCAGCCGCTCCAAGAGGCTCAGGCCCTCGTTCAGTCGAAGATGCCACCACCACCGCCGGACCCAGCGGTTGACGCGACGTTCAAGGCCGCGATGGCTCAGATCGAAGCGCGCAAGGAAACGGACATGGCGCGGTTGAAGCTAGACCAAGGCAAGGCGATGAGCGACGAAGAGCACCGTCGCGTCGAGGCTTCGCTCAAACAGCGTTTGGAAGAGATTGTCGCAGAGAACAACCGCATGATCGAAATGATGCGTGAGGCCAACAAGCGCGAGATCGAGAGCCTCAAGCAGAACGTAGAGCTGCAGAAAAATGATGCTGACAACCGTCAGAAACAACAGACTGACCTACTACAGAATGCACAGGACAACCAGACTGCGATCATCATTGAGCGCATGCGCCAACAGCTTGAGAGAGCTGCTGAGCCGCCGTCACAAGAGGTGAAGATCCCAGACCTCTCTACATTCATGGAATCGTTCGCGAACCTGTTCGGTGAGATGCAGCGGTCGGGTGAAGAACGTCAGCGCCAGAACATGGAGCTGGTACAAAAGCTCTTGAGCGGGGGTGGTTTAGATGGCTGATTTCGTCCCGATTACCCCAGGCGTTGGGGCTGACATTGCGGTTGACACCGTCAATGCAGAGAAGGTGCAGCGTGTCAAGCTGATGCTTGGCGCTGATGGCGTTGATGATGGAGACGTCTCAGCCACGAACCCGATGCCGGTTGAGGGTGACGTTACGATCTCAGGCAGTGTCAGCGTGACGGGTAGTTCGGTCACGGTGTCTAATTTCCCAGCAACACAACCGATCAGTGCGGCAGCTCTCCCGCTCCCCACTGGTGCTGCGACGGAGACAACGCTTGCTGCGATCAACACACGCTATCAAGACGAGGCGATGGACCTCGTTGGTGGTGATCTGTACCCGTACACGAAG